ACGGGAACTATGGTCATTGCACCACCTGAAACGGTATCAACATAAATCGGCCACCATTTGACACCTGCACTCACGACTCTTACCTGGTCGATATTGCTCGGAAACGAGCCTATGGAAAGGTTATAGTCTGTCGTGGCGGGAAAGGCAGTGGTAGCTGGAGCTAAACCGCAACCAGCCAGGCTGGAGGCGCTGGCGCGAACCAAAAGGTACGCTACACCTGCCGCCTGGGTACCTAAAGTACCGAGGAACTTTTGCTGGAAAGCGACCGTTGCTGATCTAGAGCCGTAAGGACTCTTTGAACCAACCGCTTGAACGCAGAAGGGATCAGTAAACGAACACATTTTCTCAACAGCAACTGGGTTAATTCGATACGCCGGGTTTCTGACGATTTTGTTGTTGTTCTTCTTCTTAGCATTGGTCTTTCGACCCTTACTTTTGTTATTGTTTCTCTTCCGTGTCATTTTGTCGGCCGGATGAGGGACCGACGTGGTCGACACAACCACTAGTTTAACGTCGTTTCGGACGGCAAACTGAGCATTTTACTGCTCAGGAAGATCACACAAATCGATGAAGTGCTTGACTTGACCATATTCCTTGTTGTGCCTAAGCTCATATAGAAATTGGTACGCGTCTGACTTCTTAATCGATGTGGATGTTAATATTCTGTACACAGACTTCGGCCAGGAGGTTAAAAACGCTCCACTGGTAGAGTATTCATGTGAACAGAATTGGAAATTGTCCGTTCGCTCAACCACGTCGCGCAAAGCAAATCCAGCAATTGCTGCGGATTCTTTGTAAGCGTCGAGGGAGACTGGACCCCAAGATATCGCATCATCTCCATTGGCCGTCGTGAACTTTGAGGGCTCACCCGATGCCGATATATAGAAATAATCAGTATAGATGTCTCGTAACGTCGTGTTTCTTCTGCTAGTGTCGCGGGAACCGGTATTGAGCATTCCGAGTTGGATCTTGGTATAGATCGACTGTCCCAGAATTACACAAGACTTAGAGCATTGACAACACCATCTTCTATTGGCTACGTTCCAGCGAGTAAGTCCGTATGGACTCTCATGACTTAATTCGTCAACTCTAGCTGACGCGTACAAGGTCTGAGGGGTATGAACCGAATCAAATCCACTTACGTCGTCAGTTTTAGCTGGGCCAAACTGCTCAGTCTTCGTTTTACAAAAGTTATAAAACGCAGACATTCCCTGGTCGGTAAAACTGATACCGACCGAACTTCCGCTCTCAAACAAATTGATTTTCATCTGGGATGAAGACTCCGAAAACATAGCACACTCACATAAGTTGGTGACTACTGAAACGGGGTCAATACATCTAAACCTTCCTTCCTTGAGCTTACGCGCAGGGTGGGGCTCATTCTTATTGAACACAGATGAAGGATCAAAGAAACCTGTAATAATCAGGTCCCAAGGGTCTTTCGAAATCTCATCGTAAGGAATGTCTGGGTCTAGCCACATATGCAAACGGGCAACAGCACTTAAAATAAGTAGGTCACCAACGTCAGCAAAAGCCTGACCGTTCGTTTGATACTGCAGATTTAATGGATAGCCCGGAGACTTGTCCATATCAACAGTCGCAACCGTTCTTGAAACAATCCTATGCAAACTCTCAAAGTCTTGCTTGTTATCATCGGGCGATATCAACAGGGTAATGATACCCCGGGTATTCGCAACGGACTTACAAGCCCTCTCAAGGAGATTCTCATCCAGCGGATTACACCTATTACGACCAACGTGTTTCTGGTAAGAAAG